AATTTTATTATATTCTTGAGAATCGATCAAATGTTTGATTTTTCGGCCAAACCGAATGGCGAGTTCGCCCGTGTGCGTTGCTTGAATTATTTTTAATTTTGGATTACGGCCCACCATCCACGCTGGCAGCAAATATGACGCAAATTCCGACTTTGTATGTCTTGGTGGCATATTCACGATTAAACGTTTAAGTTTACCGGTTGCCAAATCATTAAATTTTTTTGCAATATGTCTATGATGGGACCCTTCTATAAAATCAGGCCATACGCACTTCACAAAACTTAAAAAATCTTCCTTTGCTCGATTCTGGATTTTCTTTTCTGCATGCATAACCTGGTATCTTTTGAAGGTTTTACGCACATCTGCTGGTAATTTTGAAATATTTATTTTTTCTAGATTCATAAGGAGTCCCAATATGTTTTTAACGCCTATAACACTCTAAATCAAGCAATAAAGGCAAAAGTAGTGGGACCCCTTTTAATTAAGGGGGTTTGGGTGTTGTTGATCCGTGGTTATTTGAAGCTGGATAAGGACCCTGATCGCGCGCCGTTAGGCGCGCGATCATTCGATGTTTAACTTGTTACTAAATCTTTAATGTTGTTATCGTTACAGTTAGCGTACTGCTCTTGCGTAATTGGTATGCGTCTGCCTAACAGATCATTCTTGATGTAATGTAAATCCCTACCATTACCTCGCCAATCATAATCCTTATACCAAGCGCTATCGCAATCAGTTCTTTTAGGCTCGTGAGTTCTACCAAAGTGATCAAGAGCCATCTTGCCAAACTTATTGAACCAATCATGCTGACATATCATTGAACATGCATTGCCATTGAGATAATAGAACTCGGAACGCTTGCGCGTTTCATAATGCTTATCACCTTTGCTACCTCTTATCCTGTCTTTAGTTTTATACTCGTGGCACTTCGGACCTTGGCAATATTTCATCATTGTATTGTTCTCGCTTTCATTGATTGAGTATGAGTTTTAAACTCGTCACTATCTTTAACCAACTCCAATAGTTTTTCGAAAGTTAATAAACTCATAACCCACATTATTTCTTTTTCACTTAACTTTGAATGAAGTATATTTATTCGCTCAACTGCTTTATTTAAATTGGGCGCACACTCATTAACATATGCAACAGCCGAAAGTATTTTCGGCTGAAGATATTCTGGCAAAGCTTTTAATGTTCTATCTTTCATTTCTTGTCCTTTTTATAGGTCAGGTCAAATGTTTCATTGACGATATGTGCAAGATGATTACTGCCGAACATAACACCTAACCAAAGTAGTCTACGTTCTTCGGCTACACTATGACTTTCAATATAGTTCTTCAATTCTTCTTGTGTTTTAAAAGTAGCAAAAAGATTACTACCTTGTAGTTTTATATCACTCATAGTATCTCCCAGTTAGTTGCATATCTATATCCTTTTTTATCTAGATCATAGTAATGTAAAAAAGGTTGACTGTCTTTTAATCTATTCCCAAATCCACGACAGTTATCAGTTAAAATGCCGAAACGTCTTACTTCTTCGCCATCTTGTTTAGTGTATTTGATTTTGAACTTTTTATTGCTTTCGATTTGATTAAACATAATGGGGATTATAAGGGATAATCCCCAAGATGTAAAGCTACTATTTAGCTTGTTGTTGGTCGTATATTTGACGTGCCAAGATTTTTTGATCTCTTGTCTTGGTCTTGTTTTTAAGACTAGCCAAATGATTTAATATATCTGTATTTGAAACCACAATTCCTTTTGATGTAGTCGCAAGAATATCAGTTTCAGATATTGTTAAACCCATTTTCTTTGCCATATCAATTGATTGTTCTAAATAGACATGATCTCTTAAACCAGCTTTTAAAACTTTTAATTGTTCTAAAATAGTTTCAACCCATTTAGTATGAGCCATGATGAGTTGTTGTTTGGCTTGTTGCCAAGTCATCAAAATTGCAAATTCTTTAGCATCACAATTCAGTTGTCTATCTCGGCAATATTCTCTACCAATCAAATCAAGTTGATAATCATTGTTCCATTGTTTTGCATATAAGTTTTGATTATCTCGACCACCACTAAGTCCAAGTTCTCTTTCATTAGCTTGGTCAACTTGTGTCCAATGAGGATTAGAAGAATTTTCTTCTCCACTACCATTTCCCCATTTTTGTTCAATGTTAATATCTGGGTTACATTTCTCACCCTTATTAACTTTGCCTTTTAACTCATCACGAAAATAAGCATAAGCAAAATCATTTTGCCTACTATTTTCTGAACCATTTATATTTCCATCTAAACGAAAATCAAAATGCTTTGTGATGTACTTATCTTCTTCGTCATCACTTTCATTGTGTCTTTCATGGTCAAATGGATTTGCTTCTTCTTCGCTACCATCTTTTTTATTCATATAACCAAAATGAAAACAACTATCTTTTGCAATAGTATTTACATTAGGAAATTTGTTTTGAAGATGATAAGCCATCTTAACATCATTAGGGGTATAAAATCGCCCAACAATATTACTTGCAAGTTCCCAAGTTTTATCTTGCAAAGGTTTTACAGTTTCCCTCGCTTGAAGATACCCCTCACGTTCTTGCGTGTTCTCTTGTTCTAAATAAGGTCGCATAAATACATTTAGTATTTTTGACCTATGCCCTTGATTGTTTCTTACTCTAGCCATGTATTCTCCTTTAGTTAAAAATATATTTATACACCCTTGACTTTTTAAAAGCAAGGGATTAAATAGGAGAGATGGAATTTAAAATGTTTATAATAGGTATGACTATACTTTATTTAATATTAGGTTTTACTGTATTGGGTTGGTTTGCATGAACAAATAGAATTCGAATGCCACTGGCGCCTCGATTAGGTAACAATTTATTGTATACCCTGTAGTGGCGCCCTTGAGCCGAGATCCGCTTTCCATAGGGCCAAACTCGAGTTGGCGGATCTGGGGTCAAGTTGGTAAGCGAACTGCAACAGGCCTATGACCAACTTGGCCAAACTTGAGCCCAGATCCTTTGTGGACGGCTGGAAGTCAACATGCAAGGGATCTGGGGTCAAGTGACTGCGTACGTTAAATTATTAAGTCGCTTGGCCAGAGCTCTGGTCTGCCCTGGGGATGAATATTAGCCAGCGGATCACGGGCCAGAAAAAAAATTAAAAAGAGCCAGCAACAAGCGAGCAACAAGCTTGACAGCAGCTCTGGGATTTGATAGGATACAAACATGAAAGAAATATTATTTGAGGATCTGAAGAAGGGCGACTGGATCAAGCACAGCCATCTGGGCAGCAACCCGCTGGTCGGGGGCTTTATCATGGAATCACCTAAGCAAGGCCGGGGCCTGAAGAGTACCATCCTGGTTGACGTCAAAGGATCTGAAGTTGGTATGTTCGATGAGATCGGATCGATTTACTCGAACCAGATCGCAGCCGTCAAGCGTGACGGTGAATGGTTCAGGGTTGATCAAAAAAGACTCAACCCAATGATCTGCTTCCCGAACGCCATGTTGGCCAACCTGTGAGTCTTAACCTATTAAGATATTTTACTTCGCGGGATGAACATCTCCCGCGCAGCTACGTCCGGAAGTGTAAAAAATTCCTAAAAGAAATAACAAGCAAGCAACACGCGAGCGCCCTGAAACAAACACAATCAAAAGGTATAAATAAAATATGAAACAATTCACAATAGAGGTTAAACACGCATCTGGACCGCAGCTGCAGACCATCGCAGCTGAGCTCAAGATCATGAGCCATGGATGGTCCAAGTTTGGACCGCGGATCACGATCAACAAGCGAGCACTCGAGCCCCTGAAGCTCCGCATGTCACCGACCGAGGCCAGAAAAGAACGAGCAACAAACAAGCGTCACAATATGAACACATTCCAATAATAAACTAGAATTAGAAAGATATGTTAAAGAAAGAAGCAAGCGCCATCGTCGGAGGCCTGAGCACGCCGGGCAAGATGCCCTGCTATTCGATAAATTTACCAGCAACAGAATGCAAAGTGGGCTCGATCCTGGCTAAGCAACCAGGGACCACCTGTCATGGATGCTATGCACTCAAAGGTAGATACAGATTCAAGACAACCAAGCGCGCAATGGCCCGGAGGCTGGGAGCCCTGCTGCGCCC